AACAGTAGGTGATATATGTTGGTTCAATGGTCAAGCTGCTACGTTTAGTGGACATAAACATCAAGAGTCACCAAAGGTTGGTGATATATTTTTGTTTCCAAATTGGTTAGCACACGGCGTATATCCATTTAGAACACCAAATGAAGAGAGAAGATCGGTATCTTTTAATTTACATTTAATTAAAAAAGACGAGCCAGAACTTTTAAAAAATTAATGGTAGACATTAAAAAAATACCTATTTTTACTGAAGAGGTTTGTTTTTTTAATATTCCTAATTTTAAAGATTGGGAAAACAAAATTAAACAAATAATTTTAGTTGAAGAAAACAAAAATTTACATGGCATTGATACGTCTCCTTCAGATGAATGTAATGTAAAAGCAAAAAGAACAGCTTGGAATTCTCATCTTAGATATCAAACTCTTCATGATCTTTCTGAATTAATAAGAACGTATATTAAAAAGTATATTGAAAAAGAAAATTACGACATACCAAATATTAGAACGGATAATTGCTGGATAAATTGGTATGGTAAAAATCAACATGCTTTACCTCATATGCATGGCTCTGTTATTTCCGTTGTTTTATTTGTTGATGTTGAAGAAACGGATGCAAAATTAATGTTTCATGCAAATAGAAATTTATCTCTTGTTAAAAAAGAAGATAGTTATAGTAATTTTAGTAACGTTAAAACAATTACACCTAAAAATGGTTTATGTGTTTTCTTTGATGGGAAGATAATGCATTCTGTGAGCGCTAATACCTCAGATAAAGATAGAATTACCGTAGCAATAAATTATCACCCAGAATATGAACAAAAAAGAGATGAATATTAATATGAATATTCGTGTTTATGATAATGTTTTAAGCGATGATTTTTTAATATTTATTAGAAAAGAAATAAGTAATATGAGTTGGAAAACACACGCATCTACCCCAGACGATGAACAATTTTTTTTTGCTTGTGAAACAAATAATTATTTATCTCATCAATATTTATTTGATTTTTTTTGTAATAAATATTCTTTTAATTATAAAAAATTAAGATCATACGTTAACTGTTATCCTCCTCAATCATCAGGTAGTTTTCATCCAGATGATGGTGACTATACTTTTTTATTTTATCCAGATAAAACAGAAAATAAAAAAGGTTCTACGTTGTTTAAAAATGGTTCCGAAGTTACATACAAAACAAATAGACTCTTAGTTTTTAATGCAAGACTTGTACATAAGGCAGACAAAAATTTATCTAATGAAATGAGGCACACAATAGCATGGAAAACTTTAAAATAACAAAAGTACCCATGGTCCGTGTTACGTGGCTCGATGCCCGTGATACAGAAACAGGTTGGCTTGATATAAAAGAAGTTATAAATGCTCCGTTAGCCGTGTGTCAAGAAGTGGGGTGGATGGTTCTTAACAACGATGAAAAAGTTATTATTATGAGATCATATAGCAAAGACAAAGATGATATTACAGGAGGTGGCGCAATCGCTATTCCTAAAGGTTGGTTAAAAAAAATAGAATATTTAAAAGTAGATTATGCAACACAATAAAAATACAAAGTTTGTTATGTATGTTGATGATTTTTTAGAAAATGACACTTTAAAATCACTACAGGATACCGTAACAAAATTAAAGTATTACGAAGTAAAAAACCCTGAAGGTCAAATTTATGGCATGAGACACACTTTTGATAAAAGCATTCACGATGATCCGCTATTAAAGTTAATTAAACAGTATTTTTTTCCACATAGAAATCTTGAGCCTATATCAGTTAGTGCACATTCTAGACAAAATAAAGAAGAACCCTTGTTTCACACTGATGATGATAAAGGTAATGTTGCTAATTTTCTTTTATTTGTAAAAGGTGAGTCTCTTCTTAATAATGGTACAGGTTTTTTACATAATGAAAAGTTATCTTCTCACATAGGATTTATAGAGAATAGAGCTTTATTTTTTAATGGATTAAAAATACCACATTCAGATTTACAATCTTTTGGAGATAGCTCTAAAAGATACACTCTTAATATTTTTTATAAAGAAAATGCCGATGCCTAACTTACACATATTAGAAGGAGGGGTTGGAAAACATTTACAGTTTACTGCTTTGTTTGATAAACTTGTGGAAAAAAATAATGAGAAATTATGTTTAATGACTTCATGGCCTGAATTGTTTCAACATGATCCTAGAGTCAGTTCTACTCATTCACTTAATTTAGCTCCTCTTCATGATACGTCTCACACTTTATTTAAAAATTATAATAATATTATTTATAAAGATCCGTACAAATCAAATTTTTTAAAAGGTGATACACACCTTATAGAATTTTGGTCAAAAATGTACGATGTTAAAGAAAAAGAGTTATTACCTAATTTTTATATTAATTCCAAAAGAGAAAAAATTATTAAACCAGATATTTTAAAACTTGGTAAATTTATTTTAATTCAATTTACGGGAGGTCAAGGTTTAATACAAAATAATTACGATGAAATTAATGCGGGAAGAAATTATAAAGAAGGACAAGAAGTAATTAATTTACTCAAAGAATCTTTACCTGAGATAAATATTATAGTTTTCAGTCATCCTAATGAACAAGAACCTTTGCTTAACACTACTCAAACAATGTTTACAGATAAATTGGATTTTATGATTTTAGCCAAATATTGTCTTTCATTTATTTGTATTGATAGTAGTTTACAGCACATTTGTTCTAATAAATCTTTTAACAAAAAAGGAGTTGTTTTGTGGGGCACGTCTCATTCATCTATGTTTGGTTATGAAAAAAATGTTAATTTAATTTCTGATTACCCCTATGTAGTTGAAATTAAACCTCAAAAAATAGTGGATTGTTTTTTACAACAGGAGATATCATGATTAAAGGATTTAATGAAGAAAAAGTATTTTACAATTTTTATACTACCCCTAGATTAGGTAGTGACATGGTTGATGGTGGTGGACCCTTTGGTTTAGATATTCACACAGCTTTAGAAATTTGTTACCTTATAGATTTTTATGAATGTGATAGTATACTTGAAACTGGAACAAACATTGGTGATACAACAGAATTTTTAGCAAAAACATTTTCAATGTTACCTGTTAAAACATGCGAATATAAAAGAGATTGGTATGATATTGCAAGATATAGATTAGAAAAATATTCTAATGTTGATATTTATGGTCAATCTAGTCAAGATTTTATTTTTGATAATAGAAACAAAAGTTCTTTTCCTTTCTTTTTTTTAGATGCCCATGGAAAAGAATACTGGCCTTTAAAAGATGAATTGTCTTACATTGAAAGAGGCGTAGTTTGTGTTCATGATTTTAATATAAATTATCCACCTTATAAATATGATTACTATAATAAAGTTACATGTGATTCAAAACTTGTTAAAGAAAATCTAAAAGATAAAGTGGATATATTTACTAATAATCCTAAAGGGACATATGCTTACCCGTCTTTACAAAGACAAAGATTAAGTGGTAGAGGATATTTTGTAATAGGAAAGGACAACGAGGGATTTATAAAAAACAATAAATTTAAGTTATTAAATGACTAAAATATTTATAGGAACACCGTGTTACGGAGGTATGATTACCGCTGATTATTTTAAAAGCGTTTTACAACTAACAGCGTTAGCAGCTACTAAAAAAATAGAGTTACAATTTGGCACAATTGGTAATGAGTCATTAATTACAAGAGCCCGTAATACTTTGGTTCAGTTGTTTATGGATGAAGAACAATACACTCATCTTTTATTTATTGACGCAGACATCGCTTTTAATCCTGAATCAGTATTTCGTATGTTAGATTTAGATGAGGATGTAGTGACAGGTGTGTATCCTCGTAAAACAATTGATTGGAGAAAAGTTAAAAGTAGAGCACAAGAAAATCCAAACATATCAGAAGATGAATTACATGCAGCTTCATTGCAGTACAATCTAAATGTTAAAGACCCTAAAAAAGTTTTATCTAAAAAAGGTTTTATTGAGGTATTAGATGGCGCCACAGGCTTTATGTTAATAAAAAGAAATGTGTTTAAAAAAATGGCTTTAGCTTATCCTCATCTACGATTTAAATCAGATCAGCATTTAGGAGATCCACATGATAAAACATTTGGTTATCACGATACTTCTGATTGGAATTATGCTTTTTTTGATACAATAATAGAGCCAGACACCAAAAGATATTTATCTGAAGATTATGCATTTTGTCGTTTATGGCAGAAAATAGGTGGTAAAATATATGCAGATATTGTGAGTGGTATGACTCACTATGGTAATTACTCGTTTAAAGGCAACGTAGCCACTCAATTCTTGCCACAAAACAATAAATAATTTAGTATACTTCGACATGAAATTAGTAGATTTAAAGTTCCAACCAGGCATAGATAAACAAGATACTGCTTACTCAGCAGGTGATCAACGTAAGTATGTTGATTCAAATCTTGTACGTTTTCATTACGGAAAACCTGAAAGATGGAAAGGCTGGTCATATTTATCAGATCCAAATAAAACTGTCGTGGGCGTGGTCCGTGATACGCATAGCTGGATTGGTTTAGACGGAACTAGATACCTTGCTTTAGGCACTGATAGAAAATTATATTTATTCTCAGGTAGTGCTATTTATGACATTACACCTATTAGAGAAACAGCATCTCTAACAAATCCTTTTACAACAAATGGTACAACAACAGTCACAGTAACTGATGCAGATCACGGTGCTATTGAAGGAGACTTTGTAACCTTTGATTCTTTCTCTGCAATAGATGGTTTAGACATGAACAACGAGTTTGAAGTTACAACATTTGTTGATGCAAACACGTACAAAGTTACACACACTAGCGCAGCTTCTGGATCAACTTCTGGCGGTGGTGGATCAGGCAATGCTAATTATCAAATTAATATTGGTCAAACTTCTTCAACTTTAGGATATGGATGGGGCACTGATACTTGGAACACTAGCACTTGGAACACTCCACGTACTTCTTCAAGTGTTACTATTTCTGCACGTACTTGGTCACTGGATAATTTTGGTGAAGATTTAATTGCTACAGTATTAAATGCTAGCACATATATTAAAGATATTTCTGGTGCAATAGATGCAAGAGCAACAGCTTTATCAAATGCTCCTACTGCTTCTAGATTTAGTTTGGTATCCACTGACACAAGACATCTATTAGTTTTTGGAACAGAAACTACTATTGGTACACCAGCATCTCAAGACGATTTATTATTTAGATTTTCTGATCGAGAAGATGCTACAGATTATACACCAGTAGCTACAAACGAAGCTGGTTCACTACGTATATCCGATGGTTCTAGAATAGTAGGCGCTGTTAAATCATCAGGTCAAATACTTGTTTGGACAGATACCTCACTTCATGGTGTTCAATTTGTTGGTACACCTTTTACTTTTGGTCTTAGACAGCTCGGTGCTAACTGTGGATTGATAGCACAACACGCTGCTATTGAAGTAAATGGTAGAGCATATTGGATGTCTGATAATTCTTTTTACATGTATGATGGTGTTGTCAAAAAAATGCCATGTTCCGTACAAGACTATGTATTTGATGATCTTAGTTATACAAATAGAAATGATATTGCCTGTGGTATAAACACAGCTTTTAATGAAATTATTTGGTACTACCCTTCAGCAAGTGCTACAGCAATAGATAGAGGTGTTGCTTACAATTATTTAGAAAATACTTGGTATACTGTTACTCTTGGAAGAACAACATGGCTTGGCGCTTATGTATTTGAAAATCCTATTGCTACAGAATATAATGCAAGTTTAACAGCAAATGTATCAACTATACTAGGTCTAACAGCAGGAGCTTCTTATATTTATGAACATGAGTCAGGTAATAATCAAGCGGATGGCACAGCTATTTCTGCTTTCTTAACTACAGGATCTGTTGAAATTGCTGATGGCGACGAACTTATGTCAGTTAGTAGATTAGTTCCAGACTTTGATAATCTTACTAATACAATGACTGCCACTTTAACATTAGAACAATACCCACAATCTGCAGCTAATGTCACTACAACAGGCAGTATTACTAGCACTACAGAGAAAATTGATGTAAGAGGCAGAGGTAGAGCAGTTAAAATTAAATATGAAACCAATACAGTTAATGACACAGCTTGGAGACTTGGATCAACAAAATTACAACTTAGACCAGATGGTAGACGATGATATATATTAAAGACAATGTTTTGTCTGATGAAGATATACAAAAATTATTAGTTTTTACCACCCACCCCCCTAGAATTTGGGGAGAAAGCTACTACAGATTTATTGATTCTAATCAACACATTGTTCAAAAAGTTAAACAACATGTATTTAATGATTTATCAACTGAAGGACATCAAAAGAAATTTGATGAAGTAGAGTATTCACAAGTAATATCTTATCCCACGGGAAGTTCTAAAGGATTTCATATTGATGATGCATCAAAAGAAACCACTGGAACTTCTGTTACATTTTTAAATGACGATATTATTGGAGGAGAGGCTGTTGTTGAAGGTGTTCATATAACACCTGTAAAAGGCAGAACTTATTTTATTGATGGAAAAATGTATAAACATTCTGTTTTAAATGTTATTAAAGGAACAAGAATTACTTTAACCTGTTGGTATAAAAGAGATTAGTAATGGCTAAAATAACAATAACAAGATTACCAAACGCAACAGAAGATTACAGTCCTAATCAGTTTGATCAAATGGTGCAGTTATTAGATCAAATTATTCTTTTACTTAACACAAACTACCAACAAGATTTAAAAGAAGAATCACAGTCGGAGGCTTTTTTCCTTGGCTAATACTTTTAAAAGCACAATGGTAGATATTACCACAACAAATTTAACAACTGTTTTAACAGTTCCAACGGCTAATCCTGGTGCGACGCCACCAGTTATGCCTACTACGGATGTAGTAAAATCTCTTTTAATCTGCAATGACTCTGGTTCAACAACTTTAGTTGATGTTGAAGTTGTCCGAGGCGCTGCAACTTTTGAATTATTCAAAGCAAAGAGTGTTGCTACAAACACAACAGAAGAATTATTGACACAACCTTTAGTTTTGCAAGAAAGTGATATTCTTAAAGTTCAAGCTAATGCTGCCAATCAGGTGCACATTATAGCAAGTTTTATGGAGGTCACGAAAGGACAACTCTGATTAACTTACACTCCCTATTTATTACTCCCGTATTTTCACTACAACTTAAAGGCCACGAACATCTTATTGATAATATATATCAATTACGAGAAAAAGATGAGATGGGTATGCCTCGCTCAAATATAGGTGGTTGGCATAGTAACGATGAAATATATAATATAAAAAAATTTAGACCTTTAGTTGGTGATATTCTTAAATACGCCAAAGATTGTTTTAATCACATGGATGTCGACGACGATTACAATCCTGAAATGACTGGTATGTGGAGTATGATAAACCCACCAGGATCACGAAACAATGTGCATACGCACCCATATAACTATTTATCTGGTGTTTTTTATCTCAAAGCCCCTAAAAAGTGTGGAAATATTGTGTTTCTAGAGCCTAAACCACAGTCAGAGGTACTATCACCCCCTAAAACAGATAAAGCCTCTATACACCTCGCTCACAGCGTACAATGGGAACCTGTTGAAAATTCCTTGATTTTTTTTCCTTCATGGTTACAACATGAAGTACAAACAAATTATTCTAATGATGACAGAGTTATTATTAGTTTTAACATAAATTGGAGAAAAGACTAATGCCGATAGTTGAACCTGCTGAATTATTAGGTCATATTACCACTGAAGACGGAAGAAGAATTCCACACTATAAAGTAAAAACTGAAACTATAATTACTCATGTAGACACGGGCGCTGAATATGAATCAGAAGCCGCAGCTCAAGCTGATGTTGATAATCCAGGAACATCTACAACAGCTGAGAAAATAAGAAGAGATGTAAAAGTATTTGCTCCTTCTTT